ATGTATTGGCAGAGAGCTTCAAAGTTTTCAGGTGGCCAGTCCCAGTTACCTGTAACAGTTGCCCCTATGTCATGGAACGTCATATTAAACCCCTGCTTGTTGGCAATAACTGCGTCTACTTCGCCTTTAACTTTATCAACTGTGTCTGCTTTTAATACAGAGCGATATCCTGAAAGCAATGAGTCATCACAAGGGATAGAATCAAGATTAGGAACTTGACGGAATACCCTAGCGTATAAGAACCTAGTAAGTGCTTCCTCTCTAGCTAAGTCACTCCATTTTCCTTGAGGAGCGGCTATAAAGTAAGAACCTGAATAGAATCCATGCTGTCTAAGTTTACGTTGAGAGTCATCAAATTCTTTAATGATTTGCTCTCTCGTAAGAGTAGCTAAATCTTGATGTTGGTCTGTATGACTCCCAATTGTCCATCCTGCTGTTCTAAGTTCTTGAAGCTGTCCCCAAGTTAAATACCCTGGTGTACCGACCCTACTAGTGATTGCGTATATGCTCCCTTTTAAATTATATTTATTCATAATAGGTAAAGCATTCTTGTATACAGACTCAAGAGAGTCGTCGAAGTCAATATTCAATATACCAGTCTCAACATTTAAGTTTAAGATATTTGCAACATTGACGCTTGCCACTGCCGATTGTGAAATCGTGAAAGCTATGAATATTTTATTGATTGCACTCCAATCAGGAGTACCGTCATTTATAGAGAAATCACTCTTGTTTATTCTAATTCGTTTCCATCCTTCTTTTTGTCCGTTCTCACTATTAATGTATCGGTAAAGGTCAGCCTTGAAAGAACCATTCGCAGAGTGAAAACGCAAGTTGGAGTTAGGTCCAAAATTAATTCCACCTACAATATATACATTCATCTCGATGTAATCAAATCCAGTTAAGTTGATAGGGGTTGCCAACACGAGACTGCCGTAAGGACTTGTTTGTCCAACTGCATGTGAGAACTTAATAGTTGACTTCCCTTCAAACATAATAGTTGAATCTGTAGTGAGTAGATTCTTAGCCGTCCACATGTTAGCGTCATCTGTTACGGCTATGATATTACTTGAAGTATCATAAAGCTTAGGTAATGGAGGGAAGTTCGAGTAGACCTTAGCCCCTCCACCTCCGCCGCTTGCTTCAATGGTATCAACACGAGTCTTTAGAATATCTACTTTATTGTTTACGGAATCCAATTGAGTTTGATCCGCTTTTAAACTAAGCTTGGAGTCTATCTCTGTCTTCGTGTAGGAGTTACCTCCCCCTCCTCCAAGTTTCTTAGCAGTTTGAATTGTTGTGTACTCCGTATCAGATTCCTTACTCTTTCCGACTGCTTCGTAGATGTCATCGACTTCCTCGCTCGCACCATTAAGAGATACCTCGAAAGCTCCGTACTGTGTAGCATAGTATGCGTCATACTTAGCATAAAAAGCTGATTCATTTTCACCTCTTGTTAGGCTGATGCTATATCCATCACGGATAACTTCAACGTCAGGGGAATCAAACTTTATGATGTCCCCTTGCTTTAAGGTAACTTCTAGAATCTTAACAGGGGATAAGTCAGCAACTGATATAATTGTAATCATATAAGCATCATTCCTTTTCCTGTTTAATCTTACGTAGCTCGTGCGCTCTTACATTAAGAAGCATGAGTGCGCTCGTAAGAGTAGTGATTGCTGTAGCGATATCATTAACTTGTGTATCGCTTATAGTTTGAACTCCGAAGAGATTCAAAAGAGAATTGATGACTGCAAAGATTAGTACTACATACTTAGAAGTAAGTGTTTTATCTTTTAAGATATCTTTAATGTTCAATGGTATTCACCTCCTTTCAATGGCTGTTAAGCTTTGCCTCAATTCTTTCTAGACGTTCCCCGTGCTTCTCTTGAGCCTTAGCAATATTGCCCACCTCTCGGGTAATATCTTTTAAGACATCCTGCTGTTCTGTGATAAACTCCTGTTGTTTAAAGTTGGTTTCTTTCAAGTCGTTCTTGTCTTTGTTTTGAAGGTAATACCCTATTAAGAATAGCCCAAAGAATACTGTCTCCTTATTGAAAATACTATTCAGCACTGCGTTTATCATCTGTGAATTCGGTTCTATTGTAATCAGCCCCTTAGTTTATTATACTTTTCTAGGTATTACAAGCCCATTTGTGAAAGTTGTTTTAGCTTCAAATTTTAAAAACTCTTGAGCTAATGCATCGTATACAGTCTTAGTGATCCGCATCTTCTGAGATGATACTGGATAGTAACTAGGAAAGTGTACATTGAATCGTCTTCCTAGTTTGATAGTCATAAAATCTTTAACATCTCTGAAAGCTTCAATAAACTCCGGGGTGCTTTGGATGTCCATGACGTCAACCTCGAAAGATATTTCCGGGTTGTAAGCTAGTTGATATTGTAAGCTACTCTTAACTTCACTGACACGAGATAATAACGCTTGAGCAATTAAATATCTCACAGTATCTATGTTGTTTACACTCTTAGCCGCATCATAGTCATCCTTAGAGAGCATATCCGAAAAGTCAACTGGTACTGTTCGCACATATGGGAAGTCTTGAGATGTCCCGCTTACAATGTTTACACTCTCTGAAGGAATTGCTTCATGGCTTGGTCTTCCATCTGTGGCGTGTCTTAAATTGACATAGACCTCTTTAGCCCCGGAGCTTCTTGTGTTGTCAGCTTGAGGTGGCTCCCAGTTGTATATCACGTAAGGCATAATATGAGTTACAGCTTTAGAGTTGTCTATCGAATACTGGAAGTTTCTAACATTCTGATTTACTTTAAAAGGTAATTCATCCTCTTTATTAACTCCGCTGTATCCTCCAATAGTCCCTCGAGGATAGATAAATACCCTGTTACGCACCCTCTCAAGTTCTCCTCCTACTTGCTCAAGCAATCCTTTATCTCCTAGCAGTTGATCCATAAAGGTTGCATTGTTTCCCCAAACAGCCCCTTTCTTGATGTTTAAACTATCATTGATACGGAGAATGAAGGGAGGGGTGTACCCTTGAGGAAAGGATGTCCCTTTTTGTAGCCAGTAAAGCATCTCTGAAGCTGTAAAGAATTGTGTACCCATATTAGGCGCAATAACTCCGTTAAGGTCATAGCTTATATGCTGTGCGTATATCCTCATCATTTCAGATTCGTCGTACTCTATTTTGTATATTCTAAAAAGGTCATTATCATTTATAAGTCCCGGTAGGGTCTGGATAGCTATAACTCTTCCTACTTTGACCTCTTTGATGAAAGGATGGTCTAAAGGTACTTCCACATAACACTCATATACACCGTTAAGTTCATGAGTTATTTCGCACTTTGTGGCAAACTTTAGGATAGCGTACCCGTTCCAATTTGACCAGTTGATGTAAGTATTTTCCCAATCGACCCCACCGCCAGATAAGTAGACAAAATCTGAATTTCGAGGAGCTTCCCCAAGTACTCGGGGGTATACTTGAGGGAGTTTTATTTGAGGAGGTAATAAATCTGTCATGGTTTAGTCCTTTCTAGGATAGGAGGAATTTGTCTCTATAGTAAATCGTTGCTCCTACTACTCCCGAATAAAATTGTATATTGGTAAAGTCACTTGCTATATAAGGGAAACCACCTTGAGAGTAACCATTATAGAAAGTCCACTTATTAGGTTCTGCATTAGAGGTTGATTGAACAATCATTGATTCTGTATCTATGAGTATTTTATTAAGCGCTCCCGCTACTTGTAAATCTACATTGAAAACTGAATAGACACCTCCATTGTAATAAGAGTCAATCCTTACCTTTGTTGCCGTCTGATCCACGTCTATTAAGATTGTAGGAAACACTGGGGCTTCTTCCGCAACGTCGTAGAACGATATAGATTTAGACGTGTTAGGGACATCTATAGTTACTTTACATTCGGTGTAACTCGGCTGAAGCCAAGCAGTATTCTTTGAGACACTGTCCATGATTACTACATTGATGAGTTGTCCCGAACGGTTAGAAGCTCCGGGAGCATCTGCTCTTATGTAGGTCGATGGGGTAGGAACCTCATAAGTTAAAGTGCCTATCTTTTGATAAAAGTCCGCTAAGGTGCCAGCGCTAGATAGGTTCAAATGTTTATCATAAGTGGAACGGTTGTCAAACTTCCGAGTTCCTATGCGAATGCTATTGAATGTCGATGTCTTGTCAGCGTCTTGACTCCAGAAGCCGAGCTTATAAGTAAGGGACACTCTCAAGTTTCTAGCTGATAGTTTGTCTTTCATTTGTTGCTCCGTAGTTAAACCACTGAAAATATTAGGGTCTATCGCTTTAGCTATCGCAAAGATATCCCAAGAGGTTTCGTATACAGCTATCGTGGAAACGTTAATGGAATGCTGTGAAGGTTTTGCATTTCTAAATAGCCCTAAATCCTTGATACGCGCGGATGACATCTTAGGAACTTTTATACATAGCTCGACAGATTCAGCATCCGAGGGGAGGTTAACTTGGTGGGAAGCTGTCTGCCATCCTAGGGATGTCATCATAGTTGTACCTGCTTTACGGTAACGTACAGCAACTTGTGCGCTTCCACCTTCTAAGGTGAAATTACAATAAAGGGGTTTCCCTCTAAGGTCTGTATTCGGATAAGTACTGTCGATGGCAGAAATTGAAGCGTCAACGGGAGACCAAAGTTTATAGAAGATTAAGAAGTCCTCTGAGTCATGGTCATTGTAAATCGTGAATCTGTTTTGAGTTCTTCGTGTATACTTCGGGCGACCTCCAGTATCATAAGTAACCAGTCTCCGCCAAGAAGCTTCACCATTATAGTACTCGCCCCACCCGAGATACCCTCCCCATGTAGTTCCTTCTGCTTGGGGATCAGTCCAACATGAACGAATAAGGTTACGGTCATTCGAGGTAATGTCTGCTTCCTTTACAGTTCCGATACTTGTATAAGAAGATACATCTGAGCTTGATAGTACACTGTACTCTTGAGTTGTTGCACTGTCGCTAAACTGAGAAGATTCATATCCTACAGTTGTCGTCTGGTTTCCCACGTTTCCGGGTACATAACTCATTACACCTATGGAGGAACAGTATGAATCTTTCGGATATACTTTCTTTGACTTCACAATAGCATCAGTGTTTGTCCCTATGTTGTAAGTCTTAAGAGAACCATACCCGAAAGGATCACATAGGAAAGTCAATTGAGTAAACCACTGCTGAGTTGACGGATGCCACTCCCAAGAAAACGAAGCTATTGTTTTAACTTTGAAGGTTACGTTTGGCATGTGATGAAACTGTAAGTGTCCCTCTGGTTGATAAATCGGAAGGGATACTATAGTGTTGGGAATGTCTACATTAACTTTAGAATAGCCATAACCATAACGCAACCACTTCACGATATCTCTTTTCTTTTGAGCGTCAGCCGCCATCCCTCTTGAGCGGAATCTTATACCGAAACTAATAGAGATGTTGTCGTATGTTCCATCACTATGCATCAATGTGCCGTGTCTACCTTTTATGTAAACCTGTTCGGCTCTCATCTCAGCAGTTTCAATTTTAGGTTTTCCCATCATGTAGACGTCGTAATCTAGAAGGGAGTTCTTTGTCATATAATCAAAGTTAGGCTGTACAGCTTGTTCGCCTTTGCTTATTGCATCGCTATGTTGATAAACCAAATTAGCTTCCCCTTTCTTGGAAGCACCTTCCAGAGTTAAATACTGAAAGGTGTCCTATTTCTTTTTTCAAATTGTGAGTTTCTCGGTTGAGTATACTTTGCAGTTGCTCTTGCATAGGTGTTTCCATCAATCTGTAAAGGAACATCTACAGTGACATAAATCGGATTACTTTGTTGCATTCCTGCCATAGCAATTCCTTGTCCTGCATGTCTTGCTCCTGCGTTTAGCTGTGAAGACATTGAACGAGAAGCTCCAAGAGCGCTTCCTAGTCCAGAATTAACAGCTCCCATAGTTCCCGCAATAGCTTCTTGTAAGCCACCTCCTGCGAAGAACTGTAAAGGTAATCTATTAAACTTTCCTCGTGACTCGTCTAAGATGTCGAACCCGAAAGGAGAGCGTGGCATGGTTTCCCCGATAGAATTGTTTTCAGGGTCAATCATATACCGTCCGCTTCCACCACCAAACCAATTCATAGGATTAAGCTTTGATCCTATCTCTGACATAGTACCCCAGAGGGATGAAGACATTGCGGTGATACCTCTGATTAGTGACTTGATAAGGCTTGTCCCGATGTCATACCAATCAAGGTCTTTCAACCACTTGACAGCATCGTCGAAAGCATCTTTAATCTTACCGGGTACTTTCTTTACCCACTCCCAGATTGCATCCGGTAACCCTTTAATGTTATTAGTAGCAAATGAGACAACATCATCTGCCCACTTTCCAACATCTTTGACCTGTCTTTTTGCCCAATCAAGGAAACCATCTGCAAGTTTGGTGAATATCTTTTTGAGTCCTCCAATGAGTCCCTTACCTACAGTTGCGTCTATAAAGCCGATAATAGCTTTCCAAATACCTTCGAAGATATTTTTTACACCTTCCCAGACTTTCTCCCAGTCACCGTTGATGAGTCCACCGACTACTTGGATTACCCCCATGATAATCTTCATAGCTCCTTCAATCATGAGCTTGATACCTTCCCAGATAGGAATCACTATGAACTTGATAGCTGTCCATAAGACATTCCAGACGGCTTCTATTTCCTTTCCGTTCTCATCTATAAATTTCTTTACAGTTTTCAATTGCTCGTTAAACCATGCTAAGTTTGTTTCCCATATAGGTTTAATAATGTCCCACATCTCAGCCATGAAATCTTTAACTTTAGAGAGAGCATATTGGAAATTCTCAAATGAAGCGTTTGCCTGCTTCTGGTCTTCACCTACTTTGACAAGTGTCTGCCCAAGTAGTGCCGCTTCTTTAGCCGCTTCTTGTTGTTTAATCTTGTATTGGTCTTGACTCATCCCACCCTTAGCATATTCAGCATCTAATGCTTTCATTTTCTGCTCAAGGATTCCGGTCTCTGTAGTATTAGCGGCAAGTTGCTTTCTAGCTTCTTCTAATCCTGCTCGGTACTCATCATCGTTAATCTTCCCTTTCTGTTTCTGTTGAAGTAATAATGCTTCTTGTTGAGCAAACTTTTGTTGCTCCGTTTGCAATAGCTTTGTAGCTTCAACTACATTACCGAGAGGGTCAATAGATTCTGACATCTTAGTTATCCAAGCACCAAACCCGTTAGTTGAGTTTGTGAGCATAAGCTCCAATTTTGAAAAACCGATAAGTCCTAAATTCTCAAGAGCTGATTGCGTATT